CCTTACTAGCTTTCTTAACCATTGATATAGCGGTTTGTATCCCCGCTAAAGCCGTCATTGGATCGATCATTTTCTTTTCCCTTTATTCGATTGGTCGTTGTTTCTCCATTCTAAACAACTAACCTTACGATTATAAACGGGACCTACCCATGTCCATCGTACACAGACGGGAGCTTTAGGATCGATTCCTGCTAACATTAAGGTAAGAAGAAGAGTAGACATTTACACACCTAGTACATGGAGTGCATGTGCATAGTGCTTTTTACGGTCCTCGATACCTATGGTACCTCCGTTAATTTTTCTTGTTAATGTCTCTATATCGCCTTGATCTGCCCATTTATTTAAGTTATTAGTCTCCCAGAACCAGCAAGCACTCTGTGCAGCACCTTCAAAGGTACTCATATACTCACTAGCTTCCTCTGCGGAAATACCAATAGACTCAGCAAACCAAAAATAATTATCTTTACCTGTTAACTGTATTAGGCCTCTACCAGAGTACCTATATCCATCTCCTGAAGCCTCATCCCCATTACCCATACGATTAGCATAGACCTTATTAGCAATAGCTTCAGGTTTCTGAGCGAACTGTTTAGCAAGTTCATCTGTAGGGAAATACTTAGGAAATATCTTACGGAGTGTCTCCCAACGATAGTTGAGATTTTCTTTAATCATTGTGAACTCACCTGACTCATGAGCACATTGAGCAACAAATGCTGCTATACGTCTCTCATTATCAATACCATAGTCAGGTAGTAATTGTTCTAAGGCATTATGCCAGTATGTAACATGCTTGTTCTTTGGAATAAGCTGTTTAAGTTGGTCTAGTGATAGATTCATTTAAGTGCCTCAAAAAGTTTCTTTTGTTCAGTATACCACTCATTCCAAGCATCTAATCGAATAGCGCATATGTGATATTCAGCATAGTTATGTAGAATAGTCTTAGTAAGTTCTGATAGTTCAGGCTTAGACTCAGCCTCTTTTAACTTAGCACATGCTACAGTTAGCTGACTAGGTACCTCTGGGAACTTAGCTACAACGGGTACTGTAGTAGAGCATCCTGATATCGTTAACAATAGAATAGCTAATAGATATTTCATTGTGTAACTGCCTTATTATGTATAGTTATAACCTCTGGAGGAATCTTACATTGATCATTGTACTTAACGATCTCACGATCAACATATTGAATCTGCACCTCAGCAGCCTCTTTAACAATCTTTTCTTTTGTTAATACTTTTGTTACTATTTTAGTATTAACTATTTCTTTCTTAGCAGCTAACTCAGCTACTTTCTTTTCTAATTCAGTAACTCTATCTTGCCATACTTTATCAGCAGTTTTATAGCCTATTAAAAATAAAGATGCAAAGATTAATCCTACAGCAATAGGTCTGTAAGTTTCAAATTCTTTTATTAGCCATCCAAATAACCCTATCATTAGAGTTATAAACAATAACCATGTAGGTATATAGTTTAATATAAACATTTAAATCCTTTTAAAGAAGAGTGATAGTGGGAGTCGAACTCACATTCCGAAGCAATTAAATCCTCGATTCTACCGATTGAATTATATCACTCTATGACGCCTTTTACTGTAGCGACAACAGCCCTAAGGTGGGATCGTGCTGAATACCTCATGAACTTAATCACTTGGCTATCAGAAGGTTTGGTTGCGAAGGAAGGGCTCGCACCTCCGACCTCTGGGGTATGAACCCAGCGCTCTTCTAACTGAGCTACCTCGCCTATTTAAATTTATTTGTCCACTTAACTACCCATGCCCAGTAGGCAGCACTCATTCGGCCCTTCTGGATATCGGCTTTATGCCTAGCATAGAAGGCTTCTCTACGTGACTGATAGGAGTCTGACTCACCATCTTTTGGAGGGGAGCCTGTAACACCTTGAGCACCAAAGCGGATTAGCTTGATAGTGTCACCTTCCTTAGCTAATACGGCATGGGAATTAGTAGAATTACCTGGGGTTTTCTTTGGCTTATTATAGCCTTCAAAAGTTTCACCACGATAATCAATAGCCATGGTTACTTACCTTTAGGCTTAGGTAGTTTTTTCTTTTTATTGTTATACATTATTTTTTCTCCTTTTGAGGATATATAATATCTGACTGTTTGTCAAAACAATATTTTGTAATAGTTGTTGTATTATTTACTACCATGTTAGCCCAAGCTGTTTGAGCATCAATAAAGTCATTGGCTACCTTATTTAGGGTGGTATCAGTGATGACCTTATTAGTAAAGTCATGCTTAAGACTCTGAAAAGAGTTAATATAAAATTGGGGTGTAAACATATAGTTCCTTTAAAACATAAAACCTTTAGTGACTGTCTTAGTACCTGAACGAACAGGGAATAAGTATTCAACAGCATATCTTAGTGCATCTGTCCAATGTTCTACATTTTCAGACTTAGATATTTGTGCTGTATTAGGGTTATTCTCAACCCATACAGTTCTTTCAAGGGATCGAATTGTGTGTTCTGCTCGTGGATGAATATACATATCTATATCACCATTAGCATTCTTAAACTTACGATTAACAGCAGCTACAGAGTCTACAATAGGAGGAGCAGCTCTATGCGCTCTACAGACAATGCCATAGCTCTCTAAGATAGAGAAATCAGTGGCTCCAGCAACAGCACTAGTTTTCCTAGCACGTCCTGCAGGGTCTGGATAAGCAAATATCCTGTGTCCCTTGTCTTTAAATTGTGTCTTAAGCTTCTTAGCTAATTGTTCGGTATCGAGTACATTCTGCATGTCCTCTAAGATATGTATTTGGCCAGCTCTAACAGCAAATACTACTGCAGCCATAATACCAATGTTAAAGTCGATAGCTACATGCACATCTTCTTTGTTTGCTGTCTCTACATTGAAGTAAGGGAGATCAGCAGTAACATGGGTTCTACGGTCAAACATGTAGAATACTTTAGCACCTGAGTCTTCAAAGGAACACTCATACTCTCGGGCAAACTTCATAGGATCAATCAGACGCTTAGTCCTCTCGATCTCTTGTACAGATAAAAAGGGAGAGTCTCTATAAGTATATCTAAAGGTCTTCCAACGATTATCCATTGTCTCAAAGTTAGTCATGTCATAAAAGTAATTCATACCTTTAGGAGTACCAATAATAAGAGCCTTGTGATTACCTGCCCAACGTGTAGTCATAGCAGGTTGAATGATAGATTCCCAAGACTCTTTAAGCCCTGGTTGACCTGTCCAGTCAGAGACTTCATCTCCAACAACAAAGTATTGACCTGATCCTCGCATCCTCTCAGATGCTTCATAAGACCATAACTTAAGCTTAACATTATTTGGAAACCAGAATGTTCCAGCTGTCTGGGAAGACTTTTCAGCATAATCCTCTAGACCTAAGTTATAGGCTAATAGTGGCCAATAAATATCTAATGACTGTTGATATGTAGGGCAGATGATAGACACATTCTTATTAGGAACATCTTCATCCATTTCTAGTAGCTCATGCACAGCCATTGTAGCGGCAACACTAGCAAGGTAACTTTTACCAAAGCCTCGTGAGGCTACTGTAGCAGCATATCTTGTGCCGCCCTTCTCAGAGAATAAATACTTTAATACTTCTGACTGACCTCTGTGTAATTTAATTTCATTTGACATTTAAACGTATAAGTCTACACTATCCTTAGTTAAGACACCTTTTTTATTCTTTGCATTAATCTCTTCAAGTTTTCGATAGAACTCTGCTATCTCTACTCTAGCTTGGAGGCCTTCTCTGAATACTTTATCAGAGGCTTCCTTGAGTGCATTGTATTGTTCTTGGTACTTCTTTATGCTGTATTCAGCAGATGCTTGGACTCTCATAGCTTATCCTTAAAAATGTATACTTTATTACTAAAAAACTAATATTTAATTAATTTGTATACTTTGTTATTCGTTTGTAAACACAATTTTAAGAGGCTTTTTGTCCTCAATTACTTGTTCGGTCTTCTCAGGAACCTGTCTGTAACCATATCGCATTAGCGTATTCATGACATTGGTTTGTATGTTAAGTAGATTAGCCATAGCAACAGCAGAGAACCTTGTCTTGCCTTCTTCCATGTCCGTAACCTTATCCTGTACAGTGTAGTAGTGCTCCACTAGCTTCTCAATAGGATCAAATCCCAGTGTCTGAAGCTTCTTAACAGACTCCTTAGAGTATATAGTGGTAGTTCCCTTTGGACGTCCTTGTCCAGGTCGCAAGCCTCCACGCTGACCATAAGTAGTTCTAGCTTTATAGTCTTTACTCGTGGGATCAGGTGAAGACACTTTTTGATCAGTGTCTGACATAGTTTATTTTCCTTGCATTGGGTTCTTAGAGTTGCGTCTAGCTACTGGTTTAGCAGGAGCCTTAACAACAGGAACAATATTATTGCTGTGTAACTGGATCTTTAGATCAGAGATCATAGTGAGCAACTCATCCTTATCTCTAAGCAGTTTGTCAACTTTACCCTCTAACTTCTTCACCTCTGACATAAGCAGATTAGTGAGCATATCATGGGCCTCTTGGCGCTGCTTGTCTTTATTATGAAGGTAAGTCCAGAAAGCACCAGTACTTAACACAACAATAGCTACTTGTAAGATTGAATCCATTTTAATTCCTTTAATTTAAATCTGTTCTATACACATCGGGAGGTACCCTCTATTGGTCGGGAGCCAATAGTACCTCTACACAAATGTTACAGAAACATCTAAAATAATATTTTAAAGTACTCTTTAAAGTACTCCTTAAAAATATTTTATAATATTATTTTAATAATAACAACAATAACAATAATAATTTAAATATTATTATAATTAACCCCCTAAATCCCCCTTTTGGATGGGATTCTCTCTTTAGCGTCCCCTGGTACTTTTTAGCAAAAAAAAAAAAGAAACCCCTCCAGAGTACCCCCTAACCACCATCCCGAAGGACAGTAGCTAAGGAGCACCCTGGAGGGGAATATAGGGTTATAGGCCCCTATCTGCCTTTATTCATAAAATATATGGGAAGAAATCTTTACTTTCTTTTCCAATTTATTACTCCAATATGGTTTAACATATGAAGCATGGTAGTGTGTAGCACCATAGGTTGGGTCTTTGGTATTCCCTACTAATGTATTAAATGCTATTTGTTTAGCTAGACTCTCAGCTTCTATTTCCTTGAGTCTACCTCGTATCTTTAGTTTATCTAGGGTCCACGAGAATGCATGTGGTTGATAAACTACTTCACAGATACTGCTCCCATGTTTACCTGACTTAAGCCTATTCAGGGTTACATGAGCAACAGCCTCTTGCCCTTTAATTGGTTGATTCCTAGCTTCATGATAAATATTTCTAGTTAGACACTCAACTTCACTGTTGTCTATATCCTGAACTATTGGTAACGACTTTATAACTATATGCTGATGAGCAACAGTTAATAAAAGAACTAAACCAAGAAGGACGAGTATTAGTCGTCTAGTCATAATAGTTGATCCTTATTTCTCTTTAGCGTCCCCTGGTAACTTAAGCCAGCCTTAGAGATATTTTCTTTTGTCTGCAAGGTCTCTACCATAGCTGACAATACACATTTGTTTACGATTGTCTTTTGGGGTAATAGTCAAGGCTAATGCGCCCTTAGTGTCTCTAAAGCTAACCCAGATATTCTCATCTTGATCAATCCAAGATAATTCTACTACTCCTCCAATTTTATCTAGTACCTGTTGAGTATCATTACAGTATACCGCAACAACCCTTTTAGCGTATTCCTCAGCTGCTTGAGCTGTGCTAACCACTAACAAAGCAACCAACACAACTGATTTGAAATTAAACATTTTAGTTCCTTAACTAATAAAAACTGCTTTTTCCTGTTTATTAAATGGGTAACTATTGTTAGGAGTTACTAGCTCATGAGGACCATAGTACCACTCATTGTTAATGTCCAATGCAATTGTGCATGGACCAGTTCCTGCGATCTCAGTGACCCCTCCCTCATAACCAGCCTTAACGACTATTACTTCAGGGTCTAACTTACTGAGTTGTTCAATTAACTCTTTAACTTTCATATCTATCCTTAGTTACAGTTTATGTCTAAGTAATTCTCGACATTTATTACGTTCTTCAGGGGTAAAGTCAGGACTGATCTCAGCAACAGAACAATCCTTTCTTGCTTGATAAGAAGGGTCTGTTATTGCTGCATGAAAGATACCCCCGCAAACTACTAGAGTAATAATAACATAAAGAAGATAAGCTTTCATAATGGGCCCTCATTTTCAGCCCTCTCAATCATTCTATCTAGGTCATTTTGCATACCTTGTAGTGCTTTATTACGTTCTAGCTGACCATCATCCCTGTCATCCATTTCTTTGTCAAATCTAAAGTCACGCTCTTTGTCACCCTTATCACGACCAAAGATCAAGTCCCATCTAGCTTCATACTGTTCTTGAGCTACATTGAATGGCCTTGGTGTAGATCCTTTACTCATATTTAATCCCATAATGCTTGATAATACTTTCCAAATAGCCTAAATCCATTTTGGATTCTAGCCTCGTGTTTTTCTAGACCTTTCATATCTATCTTAAAGGTATCGTTTGGTCCTCTTACCATTTCAGAAAGAGATGGATATTCCTTTGATTTAACAAATTGAAGGTCATGTGTTCCAGAATAAAACTGAGCATCATGATCAATGTCAATTTTGGTTTTAAATGACCAAATCATTTCATCCATGATCCAATCCCATCTTTTAAACCAATTTTCATCTGTATCCCACTCGTTTTCTTTAGGTGGGGCACTTGTACTTTTAAGATAATCAGGAACATCATCATCATCTATATTAGGGCTACCCTGTTTCTTTTCTTTTAGCAAAACAAGAGCAGGATGAATAATATAGGCTAATGTATGATCTAAACTCCAGATATCATAGTTGTCAATTGTGACATCAATCTCTCGATCAAGGTCATCGTCACGGTATTCACCAATTAATACTTTCATACTAAATCTAAATTTTCCCAAAGTTCAGGTACACAACAAATTAGTAGTTCATTCTTTGAGTAACGATAGAATACAAGACGACTAGGTACTCCAATACTATTATTAAGAATATCAAATACTTCCTCACAAAACTGGCCTATATACATAGTACCATTAATAACAGCCTTTATCATATGATGATTATTTTTTGTATAAAATTCGGTGACAAAAGAGACTAAACAATTTTCATATGTTTCAAATAATTTATATGAGCCAGATACATATTTAGTTGTGCTATCGATTTTATGCATTTTACTTTCCTTATTAAATAATTTTTGCTGAGATAAGATTACCTGCACCGTCAAACTCTAACTCAAGATTTTCTATTTCACCATGAGTAGCTACTTTAAATATAGGTGCTCTGCCAATTTGGATTACATTATATCTATAAATTTTGTTTTTAGGCGTTTCTCTATACTCTACATTTTCATTAAAGCTAGGGAAATTACCACCCATTACTGATAGTCTAGGTACATCAACCCATTCCCCTAAGCTATAGTACTGAATCTGCTTATCCTCTAAATAAGCAATAATTAAATCATGATGAGGATGAATTTTCATACATTTCCTGTGTAATATAGTTGTTTCTCATTAGCTGATTCCTCACATCGGTAGGTAAGAAATAAACACCATCATAGTCTTCTAGTTGCATATCTTTATCAAACCAAAGACCGCCTCCATTTTCATCACCAACAATCTTATCTTCAAACCAACCATATCTAGCGTCAGTATTAATCCATATCTCAAACTTATTAGTTGAGAGGTTTATGTTGTACGAATTCAACATTTACCTCCTCTGGATAAACTAAATTGTAAATAGTATTTAATGTTTCAAAAGTACTATCAGACAATTGCCCAACCACAATACTAGTAGTAATCCATCGATTTACTAAGTCTGGTCTACCTTCATGCCCAATACAAAATCCCTTTAAGTGATCATTAACACCATCAGATGAAACAGCCTCATTATCTTTTTTAACAACTAGAATAGCTAAAGGTTTACCCTTACGAAACTCTAACTCACCCCTAAAGACTTTTACTAAATGGTGTCGTGCGTGGCCTTCATCAAGAATCTTTTCAATATGATTCGTTGATAAATGCTTTAGCTTTGCCCATACGAGTGGTCCTTTACCTTCTTTGCCATAAGTACCCCAACGAAACCAATCACGAATTTTAGCATGAGGGTCATCATCATAGACAGATAGATCTTCTCCATTGTCTTCATCATGCCATGTTCTACGAATGTACTGGACACCACCGTCCACCATATACAACTTACCATTAGCATCTGTGTGTTCTACGTAATCATGCACATGACAGGATTGTAGTACAGTACCGTCTGGTGTCCTCATTACATTAGCTAGTAATTTACGTTCATTCACTTAATATCTCCACTATTAGTTAGCCATTCAAATGTATTCCATAATTGTTTAAATTTTAAATCATAGTATTTTGCTAATACTTCAATATCATTTTCGTTATCAATTCTACGAAGATCTTCAATCACATTCATACATGCAAGGATGTCTTGCTCAAGATCGATTCTTGTGGTTTCTTTTTCCATACAATGTAAATTCCATTTGCGTTAAGTTTAGCCCATTCAATAGCCTCTTTACGAGTTTTGAATACCTTGTCAAGATTACCCGTTGTCCTACAAATCCACTTCATTTTCAGCTTTCCAAATATTTATTTCAGATGGTGTCATATAGTATTCCAATATTGCTTGTATGTGAGGTAAAATACTTCTGTCTAAAACATTATTATTTGAACTGTGAGTATTAATAAACTTATAGTTTGCCTTTAATTCTTCAACAATTATTAAGTCAATTTGTTCAGGTTCTAAATCAATAGTTACTCTAGTCATTTTGCTGCTTCCATATATAATCCTACGTTACCTAATGCATAACCTACAAAGGCAATACCTAATCCTGTACTGCCCTTCATAAGTAAATCGATTGCTACTACAGTGTATACAACACCTACTACTCCGATCAACCAAGCGCTCATTTTATTTCCTCATAAATAGTGTCATTATATGTGTCTTTAAAAGACCATACTCGATTACAAGAAGAACAGCTTAACTTACCTGTAGTTACACTTAAGTCTACTGCTAAATTATTTCCTTCTTTATCATACATAGGTGCAGAATACCCACCTGTCCTAGCAGTATCAGTAAGCGTAAACTTACAGTCACTTCTCATACAGTCTAACAGTTTAAAAGTTTTCATGTGTGTTCAATTATTTTAATACCAGCCTCTTTAATAGCTGACATACATATCGGACAAGGTTTAGCATTTAATGGATCACCCTGTCTGCCGTATCTAGCTACAAAGATTCTGTAAGCTTTGTTTAAATCCTTACATTTAAGAATAGCATGTACCTCTGCGTGTAAATATATTTTGTATGGTTCACCAACCCCCACAGCATGTTTTGCCATAAGAGGGTGGCTTTTTACATAATTATTTTGACCTACAGAAAGTACACGTCCCTTCTTATCATATAAGATAGCAGTCAGGGTGTGTTTAGTCATTACTCGTAATCGTAATCCCAGTCAATCTCTTTTTGGTTTAAAAATGCATCACTAATTTCATCAAGAATATCTTCTCTAATGATATCTGTAACATCTACCCCTTTAAGACTAACAGAGATTACATCTGCTACCGCATCATAGTCTGGTTCAAGTTGTAAGCCTGTACCATATTCTCGAGAACCCTTTTCACCTGGCTCATACTCAATTTTACAATCAAGGAATAAACTTCCATATTTAAAAGTATAATCATGTGTAAGATCTCTAAAATAAACTTTAGTTGTACTCATATTACCTCATGTGTAAAGCTTGGATTAGGATATTAATGGACTGGATTACCATTTGCTGTCGTTGGATTCCTAACTTATGCCAATCAGGTAAAGGCTCAGGCCATTTAGCACGAATAGCATCATAGTATTTTTCTACATCGCTCATTCTAACTTCAACTCCATTTCACAATAAACATCATCATTGAAACGTTCAGCAACCCACTCTTCAGGATCACCTGTTCTAGCTTTCTTTATACCATAAGGTATATCATCAAAATAGTATTCATAAAGGTCTTGAAATAATTCGTCTGACATATCCCATCTTTCTAAAAAATTAGGAATTTCTTTCTTGTGCTTTTCACATATTTCAGTTAGTGTCATAAATCTGTTCTGCTAAATTACAGATGTCCCAGAATGGTGCTCTACGGATTGATGCATTATCTGGCAATTCAATCCAAAAGTCATTCCAGAAATAAGGAGTATTCATCTTCATATTGCGATCAATATAATACTTTCTTACAGTATTAAAAATATGAATATAGTAATCATGAGCATAAACTAACTCAACTACTTTTGCATGTTCTTCATCTGAGATCATATTCAACCTTGTTTAAAAATACTTCTGCATCTTCTTTAGTTTTAAATGGTCCATAGATACTATCTGAATCATAATGGTAAGCAGTAAATGTATTATCATTAGGGTCTTCAGTTACATCACCAATTGGATAGCCAAATAAATCTTCAAGAGTATAAACTACTTTCATACTGTGTTTCCTAAAAATGTCCATGTTTTAGGTAATATAAATCCAAACTCCCTCTTGAATTTGAATCTCATAAATACCTGAAGTTCTTCAAATGTTTTATCTAGTAAAATCTTCTTTATAAAAATTTGTGCAAGTATTTGCCTTGTATTTCTATTTAAAAGTTGTACTTTAACTGTTCCATCTTTCTCTGGTTTAAAACGGTTGTATGCAATAATAACGTGTTCTAATTTAACATTTTTATTGGCGTTCATTCTCAATTACCTTGTATAACTTTTTTCTAAGTAATGCTAATTCTTCTACGTTTTCAAGTGTTGCTTCTCCTGATATCTGTATTAAACTTAATAACAAAAATCTTTTAACAATTTTATTTTGCTCTCGAATTAATTTATCTACTATTTTAATCAATCCAAGTTGCTCCTACTACTGATGGATAAAATCCGCTTACCATATTATTTTTCTTTACATATACTAATCCAGTAGAACTAGAGTTATGTGGTTTAACGAAACTAACAATTTCACAAAGATCACCACGAAAGGTTTTAACTTTATCTCCTTCCATTACACAACGACCTGTATCATCATAAACTAGTTTCATGTTTACTCCTTGTATAATATATCAAACAAATACTCAATAACTTGATGCTCTTCATAACCTACACGAATCATATCTTCTGCATCAAGAATAACTTCCTCTGTCAATGCATTTCTGTTTAAGAATTTAATTGCAGTATCTGGATTTTCAGGATGAATAAAGTTAGCTACTAGATTTAACAGTTCTGTCTTTAAACCAAACTTAGCATCTGATAAACAATCAATTAACGCAGTAGCTTCTTCCGTATATGTTGTTGGACCTACAGGATCTTCATCGTTATCTAAACCATAATCTGCAGAAGGACTTCCATAATTACTATAGCCATAAGCATCTTTATTATAGGTAGGGAATGAGGTGTAATAAGTAGGTGCAAGCTCATCTGGGTCTGGTAAACTTGGATCACGAACTACTGGTAATTTATCCCATTCAAGCTTTAATACTGCGTCTGCTAGATCTTTAAAGTGAATCATATCTAGCTTCTCGTTAGAAGTATGCTCTGAGTAGTAACCAACACTAATATTAGTACATTCAGGGATTATTCCAGAGAATTCAGCAGTATCAGTATAAACGCCAGTATCATCAGGAACATACATAAAATCACCGCATAAATCGTTAAGCTGATCAGATAATGCGTAAGCAAAATCATCAGAACAAGTACGACCACACATTTGATGAGTAATAACACTGTGAGTTCCTTTACGATCGAATGTAATTGCTCTAGTAAACTGTTCAACTAGTTCTTGATCATTCAATGCAAGCCAGCTAGAACCGATACCACCCTTTTCTTCACCTTGAAAGAACACATAATAACCAGGTACTCTGTGATCAATCATATGAAGTAAAATAGCAACACCTGCACCATCATCAGCACCTAGAGGTTTTCCTCCATCAGCTAATAAATAATCACCCTCATATTTAAAGAGATTTAATCCATCTTCACGATGTACAGTGTCTACGTGAGCAGTAAACATAGTTTCGTTAGATGAGTCATCTCTCATATCTACGTGGATATTGCCACAAAAGTCTACGGATAGATCTCCCTCACCAACTCTTTCTACAATATAATTGCAGAGGGCAGTTACCCCAGTACCACCATGTGGCCTCTTAAAGGATAATGCATATTCCAAGTCTTCAATCAACTGAGTAGTCATTCTGTTTCTTCCAATGTTACTGGCAAATGTTCAGGGTGATAAGTCTTACCATTAAATTCTACAGGCTCTGCATCATCTATTAAATACCAAGTAAGTGATGCGTAACAGCAATACACTTCATGTCTTGGATAAGCAATACCATCATGCAAGAGCACCCAGTCTTTTTCTGGACCTACATCAGATTTTAATACACGGATATCGTCACTATTAGTCTCATATGTATCCTCTTCTTTAGCATACTCACCATCCTGTATTTCTACTAAATCGTGATGATCTAAATACTCGATATGGTAGTATTCGCCTTCAAATGTAATCACATTATCTTCGTGAATACGCTCTTTATAGAGAGTACTATCTACATAGGCCATTACATAATAGTTATCTGCACAATCGTAGCATACATCATCATCTTCATATACAGATCTCATATCATCTGAGTTATAGTATTCATCGCAGCAATTACAATGACAATCAGCACTATTGCAAGGAGCGCCATCAGTATTAGTGCATTCAAAGTCACCATCTTCACAAATAGCTAGACTATGTGAAACTCCTTTATAAGTCATTCCACTTCTTTTACTTACCCGTTGATGTTCTCCGTCAATATAGGGAGCTAAAAATTCACTATTGTTACTGAAATACTTTAATGGAGCACCATCAGGCCATCCATCATAGTGCTTGTAACCACTCTCTTTTAACCAATACTCTAATGCCTCATCAGCATAGCTATAATCATTTCCTCTCTTATAGCTGCGAACAAAACATTTTTGTTTATCATCATCAGAATGCCATACTAAGGCACGACCATTGATTGACTTTGTATCAGGGTCAAGTCTAACTGCAGCTTTCCAACCTAGTTCAGGTGCATAAACCCGATAAGGATGTAAGTAGTCAGGACAATACTCATCATGTCCAGGTGTATAGGCAGAATCCCAAGTCATGCAAGAACGTGGACCTTTCTGAACACTTAAAATAATACCATCTGAGTCTTCCCAGATCTCAAATGTATCATTCCGACATTTAGTAGCAAAGTCACGGATTTCATGATCCTTTAACTGTGGAAACATTCTACGGATATAACGTCCGAAGGTAGTAACAGTCTGACGATCACTGTCGCCTGAACGCTCATCACGAGTAAATGCAACATTACTAGCATCCTTAACAGACATATGAGGAAATTCTAATGCTAACAAGCGATAATTTTCAGGAACATGTTTCTTCATGATATCTTTAATCACAGGGTGAAACTCATAAGCCCTCTGTTCTCTTGCATGCCAATCTCTTGACATACGGAGAATCTCTAATACTACAGGAAATTTAACTTCTAACTCTTGAATTGTGATCATTTATTTCTCTTGAAAGATTTAAAATATAATTTGCTTTCTGGAAAACCCAAGGGTTTCTGTGTGGCAGATGTGCTCCAGTGGCTCCATCCCAATCTCTAAATTCCCAATCGTAAAAATCAATTCTTAAACAACTTGGGTGTTCTTCTTGTAGTTTTTGTAATTCATCAGCCCATGCTTGCCACTGATGATCAGAGATTATGCTTTCATTTAGTTCATAATAGATACACGAATGTATTAACATTTGTGATCTTCGCCTTCTTACTAATTCTATTAATTCGCTTGAACAAATAGTTTTAATAGTCGTTATTTTCTTAGGCCGTGGCATCTTCCCTACTCAATATTTTAACAAGAGTTTCTTGTCTGACTCTTGTAGGTGGGCCATCCTCTAATAACTCGAGTGTATCCTGAAGAAGACTAATATTATCCCACTCAAAAGAATATCTTGACTGAATAACATTACTAGATTTAATCATACGTAATGCTAAGTATGCCCCGTAACTAGAGGAATAATTAAAATTACTAGTGTTGTTAATTGCATGAATTTCCTCTAACAATTCATTTGCTAATGTCGTCAGTGTTTTCATCTGTAAGTTCCTTGATGATATAAGCTCTTGTATTAAATATTGTGGAGTTATGAGGATTATAAGTATCCCTCCAACTAAACCTTCTTCCTCTACCTTCCATTTCAGATCTACGCTTACTGTTAATATTACCTACAGCCATTGCTACTATCTTATCTGCAAAGAAATGTTCTCTTCCTTTTTGATCTACTTTTGGTTTAAAATCTTTTATTTCTCCAAGTAATTTGTATTCTTTTAATACTCTTCTAGCTTCTATTGATAATGTATTTGATTTAGACATTACTCATATCCTTTTTACATAATGCACAAATTTTATTCAATTTAGGAAGTGAGTCTAATGCTTCAGAAAGACCCTCATAAGCATAATGACTAGCACAGGCATAACCATTCTCGAAATCATTTAGAATATCATCTGTTTTACTTTCATTTTTAAATCTATCTAAAAGTTTAATTAGTAGTTTATAATTCTCGATTGGAATTGATATCATTTAACCTCTTTAAAATACGTGTGATTTGGCCAAGACTTTTATTATAAGAATGTTTAAGTTCCTCATCAGTACATAATGAATTAGAGAATTGCCAATAACTCTTTTCCATTTGTTGTTCTACTTCTTTTAGTTCATAATGCAACCAATCTTCAATATCTTTTTCACTTATCATAGTATCCTTAATAAAATAGCCCCAACTATTTCTAGTCAGGGCTTGGGTTACGGATTCTTAATCACTTCATCTACAATACCATGTATAACTGCTTCATCTGGAGAGAAGAAACAATCTGATTGTTGTAGTAAGTGTTTACGAATATATGCTACAGATTTACCTGTACATTTACGATAATGGGTTAGCATTCTTGCTGAATCTAATTGAAAGTCTTTTGAAGCAGCAGCTATTTCATGTTCTTTACCAACTACTCCACGAGAGAATTGATGAGACATTACTGAACAGTTCTCAGTAATAAACCGATTACCTTTAGATCCAGCCATTAATAGCATCACTCCAGCCGAGGCAATTTCACCAGTACCAATAGTAGCTACTGGAATAGTAGATTGTTTGATAGTATCAATTAAATGATAAGCTGCAGAAACAAAACCACCTGGACTATTAATAAATAAAATTAATTTGCTTGGTTGATCTTCCTTAGCCATAAGATTATATTCCATAATAGCCATAATAATAGGCTGTACAGATTCATCTTCTACCTCACCCATAAGATACATAATACCATTACGCATAATGTTCTTTCCAAACCAATAATAATTACCCTCATTATCTTCAGGGGTTAGAGGTTGAGGTGGATTTGGTGATTCTGGTTCTTGTGGTGCTTTATGCCTAATTTTAGCATTAAGTACACTTGAATAGCTTTTGAACTGGCAACCGAATAGTTTGCTCATCTGATAATTCCTTAGTTGAAATAAATAGCTCTGCGGGTTCAAGATAAATATCTGCTGGAGTTGTTACTTTCCAACGACCAATAGATCCTGACCGATTAATAATTTTGTTGTTTAGTTCATTTAACGCAACTAAATCTGTAGAACCACTTACAATAAATGTAATACCAGTATCCCATAAATCATCAACAAGTTTTGTAGTTGTCTTGTTGATATCATCAATAACTAACCTAAACTGAGAGACATGAACAGTACTATTAACTACAAAATCTTTAATTTGATCCGTCAATGTCATCTTCATCTTCGGAACTGTATTCGTCCCACCATCTTCCTTGTTGTCGTTCTCGCTTATAAGGTCTTTTGTGTCTATCTGAGTTTGAGCTTCGTTCATCTTTAAATTGTTTTTCTTCACGTTCTAATTCCTGCCAATTTGTGGTATTATTTTTGTTCATCTGCGTAACTACGTTTAACACCTAATTTATCCGCTTTCTTTTGTAGATATACTGCAAAGAATTTCACAAGATCTTCTGAATCTTCAAAAGAAGATCCTTCTACAATAGATAAAGAAACTCTTTCAAAATGATTCATAATTTCTTCTGGATTTGTTACGCTTAATGCTGATAAAGTATGATTAACACCTTGATCAACCATATTTGTAAGTTTAATTTTATCTGATGGAGTCATTACCAGTCCCAGTTACCATTCATACCATTAACACTATATTCAGTAACACGCTTTTCAAAGAAGTTATCGTGGGATACACCTGATAATACCCAGTCAAGCCAAGCTAAAGGATTTTCTTTTACCTTGAATACTGGATTTAAACCAAGTTGAGTAAGGCGACGATCACAAATAAACCTAACATAATTTCGTACATCTTCTTTAGTTAATCCTTCAATTGTATTATTAGTAAATGCAAGATCAATAAATCTATCTTCTAATTCAACAGCTTCTTTACCCATTTGATAGATTTTAGATTTAAATTCATCATTAACAATTCGTGGATGTTCATCACAATACTTATGAAATAATGCCGCTCCACCCTCTACGTGTAATGTTTCATCTCTAATAGACCATTCTACTACAGTTCCCATACCTTTCATTTTACCGAAACGTTGAAAATTAAGTAGCATAACAAAAGAAGCAAACAAAGCAACACCTTCGTTGAATACACCTTTAGCCAAAGTTAATGCCACCCCAGAATGAGTTCCTGTATCATTAGCTTGCATGAACTCAATCTTTTCTGCCATTTCCTTATAATCTAGAAATTTGTGATACTCTTCATCAGGTAAACCTAGTGTATCGTTTAGTAATGCATATGCTCTTTGATGAGTACCTTCACGGCCAGCAAATGAACCTAGCATAACCCGAACTTCATTGTTCTTAAATTTAGGTATTAAGTAGTCATAATAGTTTTGACCTACTTGCACATCACCTTGAGTAAATAATCTTAAGATATGAGTAATAAACTCTTTTTCTTGCTCATTTAATTTTAGTTTCCAATCTGATACATCTTCAGACAAATCAGCTTCATCTTCAGTCCAATGAATTTCTTCATGTTTCTTTGTTAAGTCTACTGCCCAATCATGAAAGAAAGGTTTATAAGTCTTATTAAAATTTGTTAGGGTTGATAGAGGAATATTATCCTTCACAAGCTTTGCATTCATTGTCTTCTGCCTCTACTGCGTTTGTTAGTGTTTGGAAATGAGCATATAGTTTATCAAATCCACCGATATACTCTCCGTCTAAATAAATTTGTGGTAACGATCTAACATCATCACGACCAGTAACTTCAGCCGCTGTTTTACCTAAAGCTACAATATCAATATAGTCAAATGCAATACTCTTTGAATTTAAAAGAGCTTTAGCCATTTCACAATTTGGACAATTAGGTTTACCATAAATAATTGTTGTTTTATCATATTTCAATTTATTTTCTTCAACTTCTTTGGAAACATTTTCAGCACGTACTTTAGCTTCTGTACGTAGATAATATAAACCTTTTAATCCAGATTCCCAAGCTAGTATATGCGCATTTTTAACATATTTCTTTTCTGCTCCTGCAGGGAAAAATAAATTAACAGATTGACCTTGACAAACAAACTTTTGTCTATCAGAAGCATGTTTAATAACCCAATTTTGATCTAATTCAAAACTAGTTTTAAACACAGCCTTTATATTATCTTCAAGAAATGGTAGGTGTTGTACTGAACCTCCATTAGTGATAATATTAGCCCATATTTCACTTGTGTTATGTTTAATTTTATCTAAATATTTCTCAAGATATTTATTCTTAACTAAGAAAGACCCTGCACGAGTACGATGTGTATATGCATTTGCTTTATTAGGTTCGATACTAGGAGAAGTACTTAATAAAATACCAGAAGAAGCATTGGGCGCAATTGCTAGTAGATGTGAATGTCTTACCATTGAAGGCGACATATCAGGCGCAGGTCCACGACTGTGTGCCAGGGAATTAGATACTTCTTTTGCCTCACTTTTAATGTAGTCAAATATTTCAATATTTAGCTTAGAGGCATCATTACTTTCAAAAGGTATCATTCTACTTTGTAATAAATTATGAAAGCCCATTGCACCAACACCAATTGATCTTTCTTGTGTAGCGCTATATACTGCTCTGCTTAGACTATCTGGGGCATTTTCAATAAAATATTCTAATACATTATCTAGCATTGTAACTAGATCTTTAACCATATTAGTGTGTTTCCATTGATCATAGTACTCTAGATTAACAGAACTTAAACAACATACCGCTGTACGATCATCTGATGTTGGTAAATGAATTTCATTACATAAATTACTTCCATGAACTTTCAATCCTTTAGATTTTAGCTCCACTGGTAATGCATCATTAACTGTATCAATAAAATTAAGGTAAGGCTCCCCTGTGCGAAAGCGAGTTTCCAATAATTTGATAAATACTTTTCGAGCATCAAGAAATTCGCCTGTGGATCCTTTCTTTGGATCAATAAGCTCATATTGTTTACCTTCTTTGACAGCCTCCATGAACTTATCAGTGATATTAACAGCGTTATGGAGGTTAAGACATTTACGATTATTATCTCCTGTGGGAACCCTAATACTGATAAATTCAAGAATATCAGGGTGATCAATATCAAGATATGCAGCATAAGATCCTTTTCTTGTCTTACCTTGTCGGTAAGCAGTCATGTCAGCGTCAATAGTACTTAAAAAAGGTATAGGTCCAGGAGCAATGTCAGATACACTACGGATGTCAGACCAATGACCTCCGACCCCTCCACCCATGACGGATAACCAACGAATTTCAGAACTATGATCAATAAGACCAGAGACAGTATCAGGAACATAAGTTAAAAAGCAAGAAATTGGCATTCCTTTACCTTTACCTTTAATATCGGGAGCATTCGATAATACAGGTGAGGCAAACATAAACCATTTGTTTGATATATAGTCATACAGTCTTTGAGCTAACTCTAAATCTGTTTGACCTTTGAATGTGCTCCATGCACGACAAGCTCTGGCATAAACTTCTTGTGGAGATTTTTCATTATCTTTTGCATAGAACTCTAGTACCATGTCAAAAGCATAATCTGTTAAAAGTTTATCTTTATCTAAATCAATTTCAATATCGTAGTATTTCATTATTATTTTTATTATTAAGCGTTAAAGCAAGCACCAGGGCGTAACAAAACTTCTGCTATCATCCCCTCCATCGACTCATCTGAAATACATATAAAGGCAGTAATATCAAAGTCTGTAAAACTTTCAAGAGCTGCCTCACATTCCTTACTATTTTCATAGATATACTCATTATATTTTTTACTAGAGTTATCAAAAGCAAATACAGAATATCTCATCATATAGTAAGATCCTCAAAACTATTACTTGCATTAATCAATCTACCAGTGTCTTCAATAAATCTATATTGACCCATAGGACCAGTTCTACCAGTCCATCTATCCTTTAATACCCAAAGCTTACTAGTGTGCCTCTGCACAGGGTCTGCTTCAAGTTTATTCCTACTAATAGCAATTAGTTGAGCACCAATTTGTTTTAGAGAACCAGAACCTTTTAAATCATCATCTGAAGGTACAGCACCCTCTTCAAAAGATTTTTGATTATTGTTTGTTTTTCTTAAATGGCTAACAACACCAAGCCATATCCCATGACGCTTGGCTAGCTTTAGTAGGTCTGACATAAGTTTATCTGTAGCTCGATTAACATCATTATCCTCAGCATCTGATACTGCAATAGTAATGTGATCAAGATAAATAAATTTACATCCACTTAAAGCCATGAACTCCATTTTATCAATAAGAGAATCATCTCCCATTGAGCCTTGATGGTCTAAAAACATAATACGTCCAGTACCCATTGTTTCAACCCAAGCAGATTTCTCTTCATCCTCAGTAACTTCAACATCAGGTAATTGGATACGCTTATTTAAGTGTAAAGCCATAATACCTTCAACTGTCTCAGAAACACTTTCTTCTAAAGAACAAATACCAATCTTTTCATTTGTTGTTTGAAGTAAATGATACTGATCCTCTTTTAAAAAAGAGCTCTTACCCATACCAGTACCTGAGCAAAGTACAGTAATAGAACCTAGACATCTACCATAAATCTTTTTATTAAGATCTACAGCAAATTCAGGCCAAGGTACATAGTCAATCTCTGATTCAGCCTTGTATAAATCCCAAGTATCCGCTGAGTTAACAATGCCAACTGGACTCCAAGCTTGAGCATCCCAAACTTGAGATAAGACTGCCATATGACCTTCTTTTAAATAAAGCTCATTAGCATCTTTTAACTTAGTATTCTTAACAATTTTAACTTTGTCAAAACCAATAATCTTAGCAGCACGATCAGCAGCTTCTTTTCCTGGCTCATCATTGTCAAACCAAATAACTACTGAATCAAAACTACGTAACCAATCTCTATTACTCAATAAGATACTAGTTTGACTTGCTGATGGTATAGAAACTACTGGATAAATCTTTTCATATTTATCAAACCAAGCTTGTGATACAGTTAATGCATCAATCTCGCCTTCAGTAATTACTAACTGTTTACCCCCATTACCCGCTTGCATTTGTCCAAAAAGACTTTTAATTTTTCCGACAACTGTGAAGTCTTTAGGAAGAATCCGTTTCTTATATCCTGTAATTTCATTAATACCATATGGGTAATAATGTGTATCCACATCACCTTTTTCATTTACGGTAACCCTTATATTGAAGTGTTCTGCAATTTTCTTTGTGATCTTGCGGTCAGCAAAACCTCTTATAGCGTAACTAGAAATTTCTTCTAATGTTTCAGTGCCATAATTTTCCTTCTTAGTTGTCACTAGAGAATCCTTACTTTGATCTGGAAACCAACCACTACATGAAAAACAATATGAGGTTCTATCCTCGTATATCTGTCTAGCATCACTACTACCACAGTCTTCACTTAGGCAAGGTTGATCCTTTACAACTATTTTTCCCATTTTATTTATTTATTACATTGTTAGCTGCGAAACAAGCTGTTGATACAAAACTTAGTGCTATAGATACTAGTAAAAAGTCTGCTGAAGTCCATTGCTCTGTACCTGTTAATAAGTTAACTGATTGTGTTAATACTACAAGCATTGAACAAAAACCAAGTATAAAACCAATTAATTTCATTATTTTAATCCTGCTAATTTATTTAATCTTTTACGATGTCTAAGAGATACTGTTTCAGAAGAGCGCCATTGTACTTTATCAATGAATCTATTATACCAGATATGATTATTAGTTGGAACTTCTACAAAACATTGAGACCATGTTTCTGCCCAACTTAAACCTCCTCTAGTATAATATTGTTCTAATACGTGGAATTCAAAGGAATCTATGCCATTCTCTTCTATTAGTGCATTGATGTCTTTAGATGAACTAGTATAAACTCTCCAATTGCTTGGTTTGCCTTTATTAAGTTTACCATTCCCTTTAAACATCTTTTTACCAATATACATCATACCATTCTTTTTATCTTTAATTAAATAAATAAATCCAAAGGCATTTTCATGATCTAGTTGTTCAGTAAATTCCCAGTGCCCATTATCTTTCTTCTTTAATTTGGAAGTGGTCATTTATATAGCGCCAGATGTGGATCAACCTGCCATTGGCAAGTAAATAAGGTTTCCACTGGTCGCCATATTGTTGTTTGTAAGCATTTATTACTGCTGCCTTTCTTTTATTATTATTATCACAGCCCTCTAAAATCTTTAAAGCCTTTACTGGCCCGATTTTAGGTAGTCCAGGAATATTATCTACTGCATCACCCATTAGAATTTGTTTCCAATAGTGGATATCAGCTGATTCCTCATCTACTTCATAATGTTCATCTTTTCCTGGTTTAAAATGTTTACCAGGAATACAATCTAGATCTTTGTCTATTGTACACACTACAAATGGATCGTTATCCCTAGTTGCTTCTACCGCCCAAATTCGAATTAAGTCATCTGCCTCAAATCCGTGAGCAACTACAGCATTAGGATGATTACAAAACCATTCTTTAAGCTCATCAAAATATTCAGCTCTATTTTTCTTAGATGCTAATCTAGATGCACTTCTTTTATATTCTTTAAAAAACCCTTCTCTCCAATTATTTAGACCCCCAATTGCAATAAGATAATCAGTGCAAAAGGTGTTTTCAATAACTTCTTGAAGAACTATGTCTAATTTAATCTTAGCTTCTTCTACGTTTTCAGTATCCCAAATAGCCTGATATAGTAGAACGTCTCCGTCTACTAATGCTATCATACTGGGTAGGTTACTTTCTCAAAGCCATATTTCTTAACTCGAGCTAATAATTTTTTGCCAACTTTATTACGAACTTTATACTTAATAATTGTAGGGCGATCTACAAAGCTAAGATATAAATACTTATCGCCACGAGGATAAGTATATGTTGCCGATGGAACTCTGTATACTAATGCTTTTTTCATTTTTGCTGTACTCTTATATTACTGTGAATTAATGTTAAAATACCTGAATCGGTTTTATATCTGTCTGAGAATATTACTCTCTCAATACCAGATTGGATTAGTAGTAGTGAACAATTGTCGCATGGAGCAGTTGTCACATATACTGTTGAACCCTTTAAACTCAAACCCTCTGCAGCAGCCTTAGAGACTAAATTTGCTTCAGCATGAATTACATAGGATAATGTTTTATTATAATCATCTTCACATTTATTAGGAAAACCTGTGGGAGTTCCATTAAATCCGAAGCTGAGAATATTATTATTTTTTACTGCTATAGCACCAACCTTACGCTTTTCAGCATGAGACATTAGTGCTATTCTTTTAGCAAGATCTAAATACAGGGAATCGTAGCGATCTTCTTTTGTAACCATGAAGGTGCATCTCTATTTGTGTATCGCATTAAGTTTATTTTTTCAGTTAAATAATAATTTCGATATGATTCAACTGCATCATTTAACTTGCAATGATCTGGCATAGCTAAAGGAGGATCTTGCCAATCTTCTGCTTTAATGTCCCTTGGAAAACTAGCAAGTGTACCTGAATGATCTAAAATAGTTTTATGTACTTTTCCAAATCGGTGAGTATACTCTTTACCAAGTTCTTCCATAAGAATATAAAGCCACATGTAATGCTTAATACTACTACGAACCCACACAGCAGAAGGATGGTTATCATGCGTTTTCTTATATGGCCCACCATCACCAACTAGATGATGAGCAGTGGATAGTAATTGTGCAGACTCAAGAATCATTTTTACTACATGAGAATCATAATGAGCTTTAGCACATTCGGCTTGGTTTTTATCTAGAAAGAATATATTCATGATTCGTATACAGTAGTAAAGTCAGGATATTTAGCTTGGATTTTTGCTATATATTTTGGGTCATCCCCTTTCCTAACTAAATGAACTTTAAACTCTTTGCTAATATCAAACTCTACACTAGTCTCTAGTTCATAGTCATCTACGTTATTTAAATAATCCCAATAGTAACCACGAGTATAAGAAGCTTTAGATAAACTTCCATGAAACCTGCGTAACATTTCAATTGGTAATCGATCACATAATATAATCTGAATTGGCATAAAACAATTTTTTACATTGAATACAGCAGCAACTCCATTATCTAAACTATGCATGTAATAAGAATTTTTTGTTACATCTTCTAGTTCATTTTCTTGAAGATCTAGGGCTTGTGATATTCTAGACATAATGCTATCTCTAGATTCATTTGGATATCCATGAATATAAATGTCTAAATCTTTTGCAGGATTACCTAATGCCCAATCTCGTGGTGCTCCACCTAGAATACAAGAATGAGGATCTACAATATGTAGCATATTTAATGCCGCATTAGCACATACTTTTTGTGATTCAATAGTTTTACTTTTCATTTCAGTCTTTAAAGAAAGAGATTCTAAAAGTGCTTTTTTAATTCTATCATTTATATCGTTATACATTTTATTCCCAGTTAATGTACATCATACCAGTTATTGCCAATTTTGGATTCACCATCCATAATATCAACACCAAATAACTTTGGACCATCTTGGAAAGCCTTTTTAGCAATCGCAGAAGCTCGTTCAGCATACTCAGTGGGTACTTCAAACTCAATCTCGTCATGATAAAATATCAATGGATTGAATGGTATGTTTTCCTCTTGGAGTCTAACATAAGTAAGAGCAGTAGCTGCTTTACATGTAATAGCCTCACAACTCTGTAACAGATAATTGAGAGACTTATGAGCAGATTCACAAGGAATCTTTCTACCATCAAGTGCAGGAATCCAAGGACTGCCACGTAATTCTGTTTGGTTATAAACAGCATTAATACGCTTAATCAATGAATCTAGTCCTGGAATACGTTTTGCAAACTCAGCTTTAATCTTATTACCAAGTTTAGCATTACGAACACCAGTTAAAATTAAAGAAACCTTCTCACCACCAGCACCAAACAAATAAGCATAAATGAATGGCTTTGCTAATTTACGAGATACAGTAGGGTCTTTAATAATCTTAGGAAACTTAGATTGTTCCTCTGTCATTACAGCTGTTAGTACATCTGCATTCTTTTGATGCACATCTCCATTTAAAACTTCATTAGTATATTCATCATTCTTTAGATAATGACATAAAGCTCTAAATTGATTACCAGAAGAGTCAGCGCCAATAATTGCATACCCAGGAGTAGCCATAAATAATTTACGAATATCTGGACCCCATTCGGAATCAGCACCTGGAACATTGACAATACCACTATGTCTAGCACGACCAGTTGGAGTAGAGATAGTAAAACAACTACCATGTAATCTGTTATTCTCATCTAAAGACTCCAACCATCCAGACAAAATAGAGTGCCTAGATCTAGTGGTATAATACTTATCAATTAGCATTCCTACCTCACCTAACTTTTCTAGTGAGCTAGTAGTTAACTTTTCAGATACTTTAATAAATTCATTACCTTGTTTTTTCCAATTCCAGTCGTCAGGCTCCCAACCAATTTTGTGTAAATATAATTTAACTGAATCAATATTACCTAAATCAGGTTGTACATATTCAAATCGTTGATATGGACCCTCTACCATACGATCATCCCTGCCATTAGAAGGATCAATATTAAAATATCTAGCAGTAACGGCATCATAATTACCGTTCTTAATCCACTTTGGTATTTTAGGTTGTTTATCCAAGACTTTAGTTTCTGTACTAAGTCGTGGCTCAATAATGGATTGAACTTCTTCCATTTGAGCTTCCATCGCAGCCAATAGTTTTGTTGCAGCATCTTTGTCAAATTGCCATCCTATATATTCTGCATCAGCACAAAATTGTGCGGTAAGGTGCTCATTTTTAATAGAAGTTTTAAGATATGGCTTTTTCTCAGTCATACCTTTTAATTCTTTAATAAGACCTCTATAGACCTTAACGTTGATTTTTACGTCTTCTCTACACCGATGTAGCATGTCGGTTGAGTACTGACTCCAGTCCTCATGCTCGACCTTACTATGACCAAGGTATCCACCCCATACAGCTAGAGAATGCTTTCCATTAAATCGATCATAATTAATGACTTGCGATAGTAACATCGTATCATATAATTTAGTTTCTTTATTTGGAATCCAATTGTATAGTTTTCGGAGAACAAGTAAATCATAGCCAATAATATTGTGGCCAATTAAACTTGTTGCTTTCGATAGGTGTTGTAAGCCTTGCTCTAAGCTTGGATATTGTGGATCATAGTCGGTAAAGATTAATTCTTCACCAGTACTAGTATCATTTGTCACAATCATCCAAACTTTACTTACAGTGTCTAGTAGACCATCGCTTTCGATGTCAAATACTAGATTGCTCATTTAATAATTTTTCTATATCTTTAATTCGGATTGGTTGATTATTGTTCTTAGTGTAAGCAAGTAGGAATTTTAAATACCATAATGCTTTACCTAATTCTTGTTCTTCAGCATCTTTACCGCCAAGGCGATCTAGATACTTTCGTACTTGTAGTTCAACTGCTGCCTTGAAGCAATCAGGATTCCTAAAGCTCGGTAGATATTGCATAGCCTCTAGCCATTGTAAATCCATTATATAACTCTGATAGTGACTAGGATTAATAGCACTCTGGTAGTTAGGATTAAGAATAGTGCTCTTTAATGTTGGTGGATTTTCTTTTAAATATTTCATAAGCTGATCTACTTCCCACTCATCATCGCCATCTTCAATAGCCCACGTATTTAACAAATTACGATAGTCATTTATAGAGCCAATATGATTTAGCTCTCTAGAACGATTCTTGGCACTAGTAGGCCAAATACATTTGATGGTAAAGAAATCCATATTGTCTTTCCATGCAGTAACAGCATGTTCAAAGTCATTATAGGTTGCTATTACACCACGATTTTTACCATATGAGTGTATTTCATAAATCGGCACGTACATCTTTATCCTCTGCTTTATATAGTTTACCCTCATCAATAGCTTGTTTTAGCATATGTATAAAGGCATAATTCATAAGATATTCTCTTGCTTCGTTGTCTAAATCTAATACAACATTAGCACTACCATCTTCATTTTCATTAATCTTAGATATTGTAAATTTCATTAGTATACATCTCCATTTTCTTGAATCTTTTTATCTTCATAAGGTGCAGCTACTCTACGATAGAATTCAATCTTAGCACCTTCTAAAGCACCTACAATATCGTTAATTGCTTGGTAATTACCCTTATCTGTACGATTAAAATAATCTCGTACAATAGAAGTAATAACAAAGTTTAACTCACCAGGAGTAGTGCATAAATCACCAACCTCAGCTACACTCTTTGTATGTAAAAACTGTTTAAAGTCTTGTCGAATATAAGGCATTAATCTAAATACTCCGTAATAATAGTGTCACAAGCTTTGTCTACTGTAGATCTCCACTCTGTGACTAGAGACTCAAAGAAAGGGTGGATAGTAGAAGCATTAGCTTTAAATGCAACTACTGGTTTTCGTAATACATAAGAAGCATAAAAGACTTCCATTGCAGTACCGTGTTTAGCAATTGTAGGGTTATCTAAATTAACAAGGATTAAATCTGATTCTTGAATATCACGAAGATCTAACTCAAATATACGTTTCATATATTTAGGTTGGAATTCATGAACTCTACGAGTAGGGTCTAATACCTTCTGATCTGCTTGTAATAGTAAATCAGTAGCAATTGTTCTCCATCCTTTTGCATCTTCAATAGAAACATGTTCCATTGGACCTGCTAAATATACTGTTCTTTGTTTCATAAAATTTCTTCTAAAATACGCATGTAATTAGCGGTATACCATAAACCGCCTTGATTATGTGGTCTTTGATGTCTATTGTAGTCTTGAATCTCTACCCTGCACCATACTCGATCTTTGTAACTCAAGTGAGGCGCATTAGGAGTAGAACAGCAATGCCACCCAGGGCGATAAGCGTAGCCAACAGTAGGATGCGATTCTGCTCCATATAGAACACCTTTTTGTATTTTCTGTTTACGATTAATAAATAATGGACCATAAGTTCCATCTTTACGTTTCTTAAATAGTTTGTATGCAATCATTATGACTTAAAATTTAACCAATCTGGTTCCATAGTTACAAGATGTTGAATTAATCCAATGTTTTCTACATCAACTAAATCTGCAATCTCTCTAATAAATTCTCGTTCTCCCATTAATGATTCAATTGTGCAAACAGTATAATCTTCATTATATGAAAAATCATCTCCAAGTTTACACAAGAGTAACATTTCAAATTCACTAATAGAATCAGTGAATGTTATGGTGTATTCAGAAGTAACCAAGAACTGCTCCAATGAAAGGTACAAATACTCCAATTATACGACCGATAATCCAACCAACTTGGGTATCAGCATTCATAGCCAGAATAGCTATAAAGTTTGCTATCCATCCATAGATAGATGCAACTAAAATAGTTAAGCCAACTAAACCAGCAATAAAATTATTCATTTACCTTGTCCTCGATAGCGTTTGAATGATCGACGTTGTGTCTTGGTCATTGTTGATGTTTTAGGTCGTGAACCACCTTGTGAAGTTCGTTTAACAATGCCCTTAACTGTTTCTTTTCCAATTTTTTTAGCCATTATAAAATCTCTTTTACAAATACATTAATTACTTTGTCATATAAATCATGAATTATAAAATCCACAATTACAGGATCACCTAGTTGAACCAATATTACTTTATCACCTTCTTTAAATAAATAGGGTACATCGTGTGTGCAAATAAACTTATCAGCATTTAAACTTCCATCTGCTGCTGCTACCCAAAAACTTGTTTTAAACATTTTATCCTTTTAATTTTAAAGTGGTCCCTCTTGTAGGAATCGAACCTACATTAATAACTTAGAAGGTTACTGTTCTATCCATTGAACTAAAGAGAGTGTGGTGGGATAAGTAGGAATTGAACCTACACTCAATCGATTATGAGTCGACTGCTTTACCATTAAGCTATTATCCCTGATAAAATAGGAGACCTAAGTCCCCTAGTTGTTAATTAATAAGGACTATCTTCAAAGTCATCACTACCATTTGCATCTGCTACTCTTACAATCTCTGTTTCAGTAAGTTCAAAGTCATCACCAGAAGATCTAGGGATATATTCTTTCAACTTAGTAATCTGCACAGCCATTAGCATAGATGCAATCTTGTTTTCTGGAGGATACTCGTATTGGAAAATCTTTACATTGGCAATAGAACCATTACCAATACTAGAAGGGTCAATCGCAGTTAAAGAACCGTCAACTACAGTTACTGGTTGGTTGTCAGCACCATCTTTCTTTTTAGACTTTTTACGAAGAGTTACAGAATAAAATACTCCATCATCATCTTCTACTGTTTTGGGCTTTAAGTTGAGTGCTACCCATTCTGCTTTAACTTTCTTGTCTCGAGTGCGAATCTGAACATCCCATGTAGGTTGTTCTTTGTTAAATTTAGAATTAGGTCTCTTGGGGTCTAATTGTGCCCAGAATAACTCAACATTTTTTAAAATAGCCATAGGTTTTAGTTTCCTTAATTATAATTTCATTTTTAATATTTAGTATACAATTGATTTTGCATACGTTAGTGCTTTAGCGTACCCTGGTAAACTTAACAAAAAGCATAATCAGAATACACAATTTGACCGACATCTAGATTACCCCTTTCAGGGATAAGGTCTTTACAGTCAAGTTCAGCAAGCAATTTTTCAAGAGGTTTAGCCTTGTAAAATTCTACAAACTGTTCTCTTACTCTATAAAACAAATCATCCATACGTCCTGGTAAAGTACCAAAAGAATCATGGACAACAGTCATCTCATAGGGTGCAGATACAACAGTCATTGTCAAGTGGGCAGCATCAAAGCTATGCACAATATTTGGTGCAGCACCTGTCTTTTGGGAATCTTTATTAATAGTTGCTTCCTCCCAAGTTTGAAGTTGAACTTTTAATTCTTCTTCACCATACTTCAACTTAGTACGTATAATAGATGGCTTACGATATGCCTGAACAACTGGAAAGTTAGTTACAGGTGTAGTCCATTTTAAGAACACATCTTTTTCATTAGATCTTTGTGCAAGATCCTGAAACATACGTAGCATAGTAGCTGGTCCTTTTAGCTTTTCATAACAAGTCTGAAATACTAAATCACCTAGCAATGCACCCCAAAGATGTTCTTTGTCACGAAGATATTCAGACATATCACGAGTGTCATCAATAATTTGTTGACCCATGCCATATGCAGTACCACCGTAACCGAGTGTCATTACATTTCTTTTTACTACTTTACGTTGATCTTTAGGATTATCAATTTTAAGCCAGTAAACAGGAAATAATTTTTCTCGGATTGCTCTATTTTGATTACGCCATTCTTGGGCAGCGGCATAGGCTAATGCTTTTTGCTCTGTCTTTTCAGGTGCATCAAAATATGCTTTTTGTAGTTCTTTAGCTTTACTATAAACAGAATCAAACTGACCTCTTTCTTCAGGTGTTAATTTGTCTGCCATTTCTTGTAGGTGTTCCCATACATATCTTGCAATATACATGTAGACATCACCAGGAAGCTCTTGTGGAACTAAATTTACTAATGGGGCAATCTCTTCGTCTTGAGACATAGCTACTAGATGTTGAACACCATTATTAGAACCATCAATATACACAGGTAGTGAACATTCATAATCTTCTAATTTATTTCCTAACATCAGCCATTCTTTAATTTTCTTAAGTTCATTACAAGCAGCTAAAAAAGAGAAGGGAGCATCAGTGCCAGTCCAACCTTGATTAATAGTTGGTTTTTCTGCATAGGATAAGAATAAATTAATATTCTCATCTACAAATTCTGCTCTCTGTTTTAGCGTAACTTTATCATTTCCAAAAGAATTAGAGGTATGTACTTTTAACCAGAATAAACCATTTTCACCAAGAGGTGTAGCTTGATCTAACAAAAGTAAACCTTTTGCATTGTCACTAGATTGCTCATGTAAAAATGCAGTATTAACATATACACGACCACGAAAGTCAAAATTGTATACGTGATAGAAAGCATTATCTAAATGACTCATAGCTAATTGTTCAATAGCTTCTGCTTCAATCATTAATGATTTCTTTTTCTCTTCATCAATCTCAGAGTGTAATTTAAAAGGGCTATTGTCATTTTCCTTATGAAGAAAATATTGATATACTTTAAATACATCTTTATTAATCCTCCACCCAGTATCTTGTAGTTTATTTAAAATGTCATACAATGTTTGTTTATCATTTTTCTTAAACTGTTCTAATGCTGTGGAATGACCTTTCTTAATAATTGGTACTCCTAGATTGTTATGGGGTGATTTCCAATATTCAGGTTTTTCTCTCATAGGAAAGATATCTACCTTAGTTTGATCAATTAAACCCCAAAGTTCTTTGATTGCCTTCCAATCTTTAACTTGAAAGAAGTAAGCTTGATATTTGCTTTTCTTACCATTCTTGTAAGTATACTTTAGTTTAAAAGAAAGTACGCCACATTCAATATAAGCAATGCAAACAAACCAACCTACTTGTGCATCAGAGATAGTATCATTGGGTAAGCTTAACACTTGCCTAACTCTACGACCAATAGTTGCAATAATGTCAACTAATGTACCTCTTCTTTCTAAACCTCGTAATACATGGGGATAAGATATATCAACTAATAATTTAGAATCAACATCTTTTAAGTAATGAGTATAAATATTTCGATCAGCCCTTAATACAGACTGTCTAGCACTAAGATCAGCTACTAATTTTTCAAGAATAGTTGTCATAGTATTCACTCTTTTACTTCTACTTCTGCAGCCTCCATGTAATTAACAACCTTCCGTGCTAAGAAGATTAAACCAACAACCAAACAAGCTTTCCAAACGCTCATAAATATCCTTATTATTATTATTATTTTTGATAAGAAAAGCCAGCTAGATTATACTCCCGCTGGCAGGGAGTGTTAAGATTTTTGCTTCTTAATAAAAAGGAAAATCCTAATTAATGCTAATAGCATAAAAGCACCACCAGCACATTCTTCAATGCTGTTGTTGTTTCCATCTAGTAACACTAATATCACAAAATACATAAACCATTCTACGCATAGAATTTGGAATGTATTAAACTTCTTAGTTCTACCTGCTGTTCCTGATTGTGTTGACATGACCAATTCTCTTAAATCGTTGATTAACATTTGCTAAAGGGTTAACTTTCCAGAGATCTAGTTCTGCACCCACTTGGTTAAAAAAATCTAAAGAATGTGGCTCATATTTAGCCTTAACATAATTATAAATTTCTTTACCTACATGGTAAACATAACCTTCTTCATCTGCAATTTTAACTGGTGAAGGATTAAATAAGCATTTATTGCACATTTTAAACTCCAAGTTTCTTATCTACAAAGACTAAGTCTTCAACTGCTTTAAAAATTCTACGAAAGTCTTCAGCAGACTCTGTAATAACAGAAGCTATAGTTTCCCCAGTCATATAAGCTGATTTAACATCATATAATGAAGGGGATACTACGGCTTGTAAAAAGTCATCATATACAGTTACTTCAACAGAATCAAAGGCATTGTATTGAATGGCTTCAATAGTGTAGTCACCTGCTTTTAAAGTTAGTCTAGGCATAATCAATCCTCAATTAGTTGATCATAAATTGAAGTAAACTCAATGATAGATCCATCAAGTTCAACTTCAGTACACATTCTTTCAATTAACTCTTTAGATGTACTAGTAGCATAAACTGCTGGTATACCTTTAGTGTCATTTGAGAAGATATAAGTAAGACCAAATTCCTCTAATGATTCAATGATTTCTTGCGCTGTACATCCGAAATTATCGCCATACAGTGGGTTTAACAAAAGAAATTTACTCATTATAACTCCAAAATTAAAAGAACTTGGTACTTACCCCAAGAGGTCTCTCTGCTGAGAAAGTCTAGTACATACCCTAGAGGGTCTCTCTATCCGAGAAGGTTTAAATGTAAGTTACTATACTTACAAGTTCAGGATTAAAATACTTTAAATCTTCTACATAGGCAATAGTTGTAATTAAACTACCATCTGCTTTATTGTAAACAAAATAAATCATTTTAATTCCTTATTCAACTAACGCATCTAAACCATGAAGTAACGCAGCTACTAGCACAAGTGCAATTATAACCGCTAATAAAACATCAAGAATAATTTCTGACATATATCCTCTTATTTAGTAAGACTATCATAAGCTTTTGAAACACCCTCATGAGCCTTTGAATAACCATAAGTAAATCCAATCACAGCTTTATCTTTAAAATTGCGATCTTCTACTGGCGTTACAATTGCTTTCTCAAAAGCTGTAGGTTCATTTGCCTTGTTAAACAAAGCTAATTTATCACTACGATCTTTTTCGTCAAATGCACATACTGCTACATTGCCAGTAGTTGCAATAGTACCTGTTATAATACTTGTTGCAATTATTGGTCCTGCGCCAGGGATAAGCAATGAAGCTGCTGCACCTGCTAATGCACCATAAGTACCTACCTTGAGAACCTCTTTAGGCTTACAAAATGCTTCACTTGCAAAAGAAGAAACACTAGCAATGCTCAAAGACAAAACAATTAAGAACTTTTTCATTTAAAAACTCCGTTAGTTAACAAAAAATACACAAGACCGTTTCTCAACGGTTTCGTCTCATAAAGACTCATCAGTTGTGCTGTTTATTACATACTGCCATTACCTTATAAGGGTCTACTGGCTTAATAGTAAAAGGATCTTTTGCTTTCTTGATTTCTTTATCAAGGGCATAAACTGAAACTTCTAAAGCATCCATTTGGCATATTGTTTTAGCCTTATCAGTTGCTTTAATTATTCCATCTTCAATTAACATATCTACGTACTTCTCATGCTTAGATGCCATAGCACTAGTAGACAATACTGCGATTGATACTGCAATAATTAGCCTTAACATTTGATTTCCTTTAAAAGTTTACTTTGATTTGAGTACTCTATCTAATGATATTTCTTCATTATAGATACGTCATTTTTCTCACTTTTTTTGATAAAAAAGGCCACCTTTTAGGTGACCATTTTAATGTACTTCGCAGTACCATTTGATATATTCTTTAGTATACCAATAAAATATTGGAGGTACAGTTAGTAGTGCAATGTATTCCATATTATACCTCTGGAAAAAGACATTCTTGAATAAACTTGTTTACTGTTTCTTCATCAAAGCCAAGAGACTGCATTACTCTAGGTGTATGAGGATTTTTCTTTTGATTTTGACAATACCAATTTTGTTGTTTAGTAAAATTAAAATTTTCTATCTTATAATCATAACTATGCCGACTACTTAGCTTATGTAGTGTATCTAAATACTTTTCTAATGATCTTTTAGATAGCTCTAATATTTCAT